GGAAAGACATTTCACACGTCTATGCGGTCGGCCGCGTCAATGGCAGCCAGTACCCGGTGCTCGAAGTCTGGTCGATGGACAAGGTCGTCAAGCACCTGAACAAGTTCAACAAGGTCGGCGCGCGCCACTACGCCCTGGAGAAAAACGGCCAGAACATGGAAATGTACGCCCGCAAGGTAGTGCTGCTGCAGGTGCTCAAGTACATGCCGAAGTCGATCGAGGTTCAGCGCGCCGTGGACGTGGCCACCGCAGTGGACTCGAACAAGAACTTCACGATCGACAGCGACATGGTGGTGGTCGACGAGCGTGACGACGACCAGCCAGAGGTCGTGGACAAAGACACCGGTGAGGTGCGCGGCGCCAGCACCACCAGCCAGGCCGGTGCAAGCGAGCAGCGCGGAGGCGACCTGCCGATGTGCAGCCCCGAGAAATTCGACAAGAACAAAGCAGCCTGGCGCGATGAGATCTTCAGCGGCAAAAAGACCGTGGCGCAGCTGGTGGCCATGATCCAAACCCGCCAGATCCTCACCGAAGACCAGCGCCTGACGATCGACAGCTGGACTCACGAAAACGACTGATCCCCGGCATTCCCGCGGACGCGGGAACCCACACCATCACCACACGGAGAACAAGATTATGCAAATTCATGACCTCGTCCAGGGCAGTGTCGACTGGGGCCTGTTCCGCCTCGAGCACTTTGGCGCTAGTGAGGCGGCCGCCATGCTGGGAATCTCGTCGCGCGTGAAGCGCACCGAGCTGCTGCACATGAAGCACACCGGCACGCCACAAGAATTCTCTGACTGGGTGCAGGAGAACATCCTTGACCATGGCCACCTGGTCGAAGCGGCGGCACGCCCACTGGTCGAGAATCTGATCGATGACGACCTGTATCCGGTCACTTGCTCCGAAGGTCTACTGTCGGCATCCTGCGACGGCCTGACGATGGCCGGCGATGTAGCTTTCGAGCACAAACAGTGGAACGAGGCGCTGGCAGGTGCGGTGTCGGACTACATTCTGCCCGACGAATATATGCCGCAGTGCCAGCAAATCATGATGGTGACTGGCGCCGGCAAGGTGGTGTTCGTCTGCTCAGATGGCACTCCCGAACGCTTCGTGTCGATGGAAGTGCTGCCGGATCCAGCCTGGCAGGCGCGCATCCGTGCCGGTTGGGCGCAGTTTGCCGGCGACTTGGCCAGCTACGTCCCGGCCGAGTACGCCACGAAGCCGGAAGCCGAGCCGATCATGCAGCTGCCGGCGCTGAGCATCCACATCGAAGGCAAGGTGGCGCGCAGCAACCTGCCGACGTTCAAGGCGAAGGCCGAACGCTTCATCGCCAGCATCAAGACCGATCTGCTCACCGACCAGGACTTCGCTGACGCTGAGGCGACGGTTAAGTTTTGCGAGCAGGCCGAGGGCGATCTCGAACAGGCGAAACGCGCCGCGCTCGAGCAGACCGCCGACATCGCTGATCTGATGCGCACAATCGACCACATCAGCGAGCAGCTGCGCGCCAAGCGCTTGGTGCTGACCCGCACCGTGAAAGACAAGAAGGAACTGATCAAGGCCGGGATACTCGCCCAGGTGAAGCTTGCATTCCAAGAACACGTCGCCGCGCTCGAGCAGGAAATCGTGCCGCTGCGCCTGGTGTTCCAAACCCGTGACTTCGCCGGCGTCATGAAGAACAAGCGCACCCTGGCCACGCTGCAGGATGCGGTCGACACCGAGCTGGCCAATGCCAAGATTGCAGTCGATGCGATCGCCGCCGGCGTGCGCGGCCGTCTGGCCTGGTACCGCGAGCATGCGGCCGGCCATGAGTTTCTGTTTGCCGACCTGCAGAACGTGATTCAAAAGCAGGACGACGATTTCCGCTTGGCCGTGAACAACAGGATCGAAAGCCACCAGCGCGCCGAAGCCGAGAAAGCGGAACGCGCGCGCCAGCAGCAGGAAGAAGCGCGCCAGCGCGCCGAGGCCCAGGCCCAGGAAGAAGCTGCAGCGCGTGCCGCAGCCTCTGCTGCTACAGCCACACCAGTGATCGAGACGCCGACGGACGACGTCGACTTCAAGGAAGTACAGCCGGCACCGGCAAGCATGACGCCGATCGCTACCGTGCGCCCCACTATCGCCAGCACCACGCCGCCAGGCCTGCGCCTGGGCCAGATCGCCGAGCGCCTTGGCTTCTCGCTCACTGCCGACTTCCTCGCTTCGCTGGGTTTCGCCGCAGCCGGCCGCGATCGCGCCGCAGTGCTGTACCACGAATCTGATTTCCCGGCCATCTGCACCGCGCTGATCGGCCATATCACCAACGTGCGCAGCGTCCGCGCTGCAGCGTAACGAGCACCACCCCCACCACCACAGGAGAAAAGCATGTCCACCACCGAAATCAGCATCACCATGACTCCGATCAAATCGTCGCAGCTGGCAGCGATTGGCCACGACGCCGCCAACAACACCTTGGCCATTCAGTTCAAGCGCGGTGCCGGGACAGGCAATACGTACTACTACCAGAACGTCGGCGCGGAGCAGTTCAAGCAGTTCGAGAGTGCTGAGTCGATCGGGTCGCATTTCTACAAGCACATCAAACCGTTCGCTGAGCAATTCCCGTTCAAGAAGATCGACTGATCATGGCCGGCCTGCGCGCGTGCTTGTGGACTGTCCAGCGCTGCCGTGAGCAGGACTTCCAGCGCTTCCTCGGCGTCGACGGCGAACAGGCCGCAGCGCAGCGCGTGAAGGAAGTGTGCGAGGTCGGCTCGCGCGCTGAGCTCGATCGCGACGCGGCCGCCCGAGCACGCTGGAATGAGCGGATCCGCCGGCGCTACCAGAAATACCTGCAGGACCCAAAAAATCAAATTACCCAGGAGAAGTGACCATGAGCACCACCAAGAAAGCTGCTGCAGCAAACGAAAACGGCGCTTTGAAGCGCAACAAAAACGGTTACGGCACGCTGCCGGCGTTCGCCGACTTCACTTTGCCTGACGAAGACCTGGCGGCCGGCGCCGTGATCAACGGCAGCGAAGTCGCTGTGCTGCGGCTGATCGACGATACGAACGCCAAGGAGATCGGCGCCGCGTGGGTGGGTGGCAACGACGATGTGAGCGCCTGGGTGCCGTCGGTGCCACCAGGTGACAACTGGCGCTTGGTGGCCGTGGCCGAGCACGATGACGGCCCGTTCGCGGTGTTCGCCCGTCCAGGCGTGCACGGTGTATTGGACGGCAAGGCCTATGCGCAGGAGTTCCTGCTCGGCGCGATGATCAAAGCGGCCACGAAGCACATGAAGACGCTCTCGAAGCCGTGGATCGACCTCAAGGAGGGGGAGCAAAAGCGCGTGCTGGCCACAGTGCAGCAGGACTGCCGCGCCGCTGTGCGCGACGCGGTCGACATCATCGCCAGCAACGCGCGCATGACGTTCCCCGCAGCAGTCGACCAGGTCGTGTTCAAGGACGGTGTGAAGTGCGTGCTGACGCTGGCGAAGGGGGATTGGGCGCACAGCTTGGCTGACGCCGAGGGTGGCTTCGTCACGATCGTTATCGAGGAGCGTTCGAAGCTGCTCGACGAGGGAGATTCGCTGGCGGTCGACAAGGATCAAAAGTCCCTGCTGGAAGAGGCTGCTTGACCATGGCGGCCTGGATTGATGCAGCGATCGCGCTGCCAGACGCTGACACCTTGGTGCTGCTCGCGCTGAACGATGACGACGTGTGGCCAGGCTACCTCGATGGCGACACTTGGCGCTACGTCGACGCGATGCCGATCACCAGAGAGCGTGTAACGCACTGGATGCACATGCCGGCGCCGCCAGCGCCAAAGCGCATCGACCAGGTGCTGCGATGAGCCAGCAGATGGGGCTGTTCGATGTGCCGGCGAAATTAGTGGAGCCGCCGGTCAACCTGTCATCGGTGAAGACTGGCGGTCGGCCGGAAATCGCCTATCGCCATCCTGGCCAGCTGGGCATGGCCTGGACTGGCCGGGGTAAGCCCCCGCGCTGGGTCACTGAGTGGATCGAAAGCGGAAAGTCGCTCGAGGAGATTCGGGTACCGGGGGCACGGATATGACGGCATCAAAGGGGAAGAACTTACCGAAAGCCGACTGGACAGAGGAGCGTCTCGATATGCTGCGTGACCTGTATGCCGACTACAGCACGGATGATCTGGCGTTCCTGATGGGATTGCGTACGTCGCAGGTTTGGGCGAAGGCGAACAGCCTGGGCCTGAAGAAGTCGGCGAAGTACTTGGCGTCAGCCGCGGCGTGCGCGCTGCTGCGGCCAGGTGCCGGCGGCCACGCGTATCGCTTCGAGAAGGGGCACACCAGCTGGAACAAGGGAGTCAAGGGTGTCGCCGGCGTTCAGGCGGCGTGCCGCGCGACGCAGTTCAAGGCTGGCCAGTCGCCACCAAACACGCTTCCGATCGGAAGCACAAAGTTCGACAAGAGCGGCGTGCTGTTGCAGAAGGTGAGCAACGACCCTGGCAACAACAGCAAGCGCTGGCGCGCCGTGCACGAGCTGGTGTGGGTCCGCGCGAACGGGCCGGTACCGGCAAAGCACATCGTCGTGTTCAAGCCGGGCATGCGCAGCGCCGTGCTCGAAGAGATCACTGTCGACCGCGTCGAGTGCATCAGTCTGGCCGATAACATGAAGCGAAACACTCGGCACAACCTGCCGCCCGAACTCAACGAAGTGGTGCAGCTGCGCTCAGTGCTCACCCGACAAATCAACAAGAGGAGAAAACAAGATGGCACGGAATCGCACAATCCAGGACCTGCGTGAGCTGTTGTTTGACACCATTCAGGGAGTCAAGAACGGAACCATCGACACGGACAAGGCGAAAGTGATCGGTGATCTGTCTCAGGTGATGGTAAACACGGCAAAGGTCGAGGTCGACTTTATCAAGGCGACTGATGGCGTCGACAGCGGCTTTCTCACCTCAAACGAGCCCCAGACACTCCCGACTGGGATCACGGGGATTCGCCAGCACAGGCTGGGTGGCTAATGCGGAGTGTCGATACCATCCGCCACATCGGGCGCCGCGATGACGACGGTGCCATGCTGGTCAACCGACGTTACCTGTACGCTCTTTGCTCGTTCCATAGCATCCTCGGCGAATGTGAAGGATCCCATAAATGGGGCGTCCTTGAGATCAGATCCACTGGAGCCATCAGGTCGCGCAAAGATCACCCGGACGGATGGAATCCAGGTTTCGCCATGCCAGGACGCGCTGGGGTCAATGGCGTAACGGATGATTTCTCCACCCGATTTCAGAATCCGCGTCAGCGGTATCGCATCTGGAAAAGCGTCCCGGAAACCGGAGGTGTCTCCCAGGTTTGCACTGATCCAGTCCTCGGCCTCAATAGCTCGTTCAGCTGTATGAAGATCAAAAACAGTGGCATTCACTGCGGCAGTCGTTTTCATTCGCATCCCCTGATCCGTTAGTCAGTGAACTCTACACTGTCAACAGGGGGTTTGCAATCCAGCAACAATTTTACTGTAACTGTGCCAGATCTCGCACTTGCGCAAGGACCGTATGAATGTATTGAGCTCGAAGGCGATATTAATCGACGCGGCCTTCAAGCACTTTGAGCGCGAGCGTCGGCGCAGTTTGGATACACGAACGGAATAGGAAAGTAGGATGGAAGAGCTGACGCTATCGAGCGACGAGATCTACGCGATCACGCATTACAAGCTCCCGAAGAAGCAGCTGGCCGCGCTCCAAGCGCTGGGCATCCCGGCGCAGCTGCGCAGGATCGACAATACGGTCTGCGTCCTCCGGGCATACGTGAAGAACCCGGGTGGAGCGCAGGCGCCGACCGCACCGGCAGGACCGAAAAGGAAATCAGCAAGGCAATGAACAGGCAGCGCAAGACGAACCGCGGGCTTCCGCGTCGGGTGTACATCAAGTTCAACGCGTATTACTACGTGGCGCCGGAGAAGATCCGCGATCCGCAGACGAAGGAACTGAAAACGTGGGTGCGCCTGTGCTCGGTGGAAGATGGCGAGGTGGCCATGCTGAATCGCCTGGCCGAGCTACTGGGCAGCAAGACCCACGTGCAGGGGACGGTGCCGCACCTGTGCACCGAGTTCAAACTACACAAGCTGGGCAAGTACGGGCGGGAGACCCAGGAACAGTACACACGGTTCCTCGACGTCATTGCGGACGAGTTCGACGCGTTCCTGGTGGTCGAGGTCACCACCAAGGAATTCGCGGACTTCCTGCGCGAGAAGTTCGCCGACAAGCCGAACACGGCGCGCAAGTATGGCGGCCTGGCCAGCAAGCTGTTTCGCTACGCGGTGTCAGGCATGGGCCTGCGCCAGGACAATCCGATCGACCAGCTGGACCTGAGCGACTTTGAAACGCAGCGCCGCACCGTGTTGATCACGCACGACCAGGTGCAGCGGATCCGCGCGGCCGGCATGCAAAGCAAGGCGCGCAAGGACACCGGCAAGAGCATCCCGACCGCGAGTGGGCCGATGTTCGCCTGCATCATTGACATGGCCTATCTGCTGTGGGCGCGCGCGATCGACATTCGAACGTTGAAGGAATCGCAAATCGAGGCCGGGTTTATTCGACTGGCACCCAGCAAGACGATGAAGAGCAGCGGGAAGGTAGTCGACATCCAGATCACGCCGGCCATCCAGGATGTGATCGACCGCGCACGCGCTGTAAAGATTGGCTACGAAATCATCTCGTCCTACCTGTTCCCGAGCCAGAAGGGGACACCGTACGCCAAGACTGGACTGATATCGATGTGGGACAGGGCGCGTGAGCGCGCCGGCATTACCGACGACGTGACGTTCAAGGATCTACGCGCGCTGGGCGCGACGGATGCCGCGAGGGCAGGGAAGCAGATGGGGGATATCCAGACGCGCCTGGCACATACGTCGCGCAAGACGAGTGAGATCTACATCAAGGAAGCGATCCCAGACGTGTCGGCGATCGACATCAAATTGCCCTGGGATTCCATCTAATATGGGCGGAAAAGTTCGGCACCTGTGGGGCAAGGCAACACGTTTTCGAACAACTGTATATTAGATGACGCTGGCGCAAAGCCAGTATCCATGCGGGTTTGAGGCGTTTGCGTTCGCGCATGGGGTGCACGGGGTCGGAGGTTCGAATCCTCTCGCCCCGACCAATAGATTCAAGTAGTGACGGCGAAAGCTGTAGAGAACAACAGCACCGGGATCAGATGTTCATCTGATCCCGGTGCTGTTT